AGGCACATCGAATGGAATGTTAGTCCAGTACAGACGATGCCTGTTCTGTGCTGATACTAGGTTGCTGTTAATAGCAACAGGCTCGACACCTAAGATGTCAGTGATGACAGCCTCGCACTCCTTGGTCATGCGTACATTCTCAAGTAGGAAATAGGTAGGCTTGAGTTCCCTGAGCAGTCGCACATACTCAAAGAACAGTTGGCTACGAGGGTCATCAAAGTTGAGCCTCTTACCTGCAAAGCTAAAGCCTTGGCATGGTGAGCCTCCGATGAGTAAATCTATTGACCCTAGTGACGCAGCCTGGATTCCCTGTACATCGCCAAGGTGTATTGTGTCAGGGTAGTTAGCCTTGGCAACTTGGATAGCATACTTATCTATCTCGCTGGCAAAGTACTTATCTACCTTGATGCCTGCTTTCTCTAACGCGATACGTCCACACGACATACCGTCAAACAAACTTAGTACATTCATAACAGCCTCTTGTATAATTACATGAGTGGATACATTAGTCCCACAATAAGGTTTTAAGTTCGTATGTAGTCCAACCAGAACGTAGTGATAGTTCTGTAATGCTTACACTAGTGTATGTATAAGCTTCAATAATATCCTCAGCAGTCATCGTCATCTCCTCCTATAAACAAGAAGCCACCACCGTTACCTTCTGGGTCACGCGATACCTCTATAATGATTGTCTCATGTCCAGCCTTGGTCAGCCTGAACTGTGGAAAACCATCTGTTCCCCAATCGTCATCATCATCAGTTACACCTAAGAACTTGTCGATGGTGTAGCCCTCAAGCTGTTTATAATAGTCGTCAAATTTACCTTGTGTATTAGCCATTATCTGCCTCCTCTTTTGGTATCTCTATCAAGTCAATTAAATGCGCGTCAGTTTTGCAAATTCCGCACCCCTTAAAAAATCCGTCTTCGTCCTCTAACGGTTCTAAGTCCTCGTCATCTATGAAAACAGTCAGGCACACGGTGCATCGACAACTTTCCTCACGATTAGCCATCACTTACCTCCTGTTGATTGTGTAGATTATACACGAGTGTATACATTAGTCAATAACAAATCCACTAGTGTCATGTTTTGCTGAGCCTTTAGCATACAAGGCAACAACACATCCTGCAGGGTCAAGGAATCGTAAATCATCCTTGTCACCGTCTACAACTGTACGCCCTAAGAATGTCTCAGGTATAGCGTCTTGAGTACGCCAGACCACCGCCAGGTTTGCCCCTGTCTTTAGTGCAGCCAGCCTTGTTATATCTGCGTACCTGTCAGAAGCTTCTGAGTAAGACAGCGTAATGCTGTAGTTACTAGGTAGCTTCTTGTCTAGTCTGTTAGATGTCTTGGTATAATCATAAAACTGTATCTCAGGATAGTCGTTTTCCATGTCGATATAGTTTTCCCAAGGCACGTCAGACGTACCATTGAGCCTAACACATGGCTTGATGCCCTTGCGTAAACAATAGGCACTAAAACGGTCAAGGTCAGCCTTGAGTTGAACAAGGAACATTTCACGGTTATCACGCCACAAAATAGTCTTGCGTACTCGTGCCTGCTGGACACAATTCATCTGCCCACGGCCTGCCGTATTGAGACAGCCAGCCTTACAACCTGCTAAGACAGCCATAGGACACATATTGATGCCCTCGACTTGGTCAGCAGGTGCAAGGTACATGATGGCGGTAAGGTATTCTGAACCGTCACCCTTGACAGTCTTGGCATTATTACCAACACCTAACAGCCTCAATCCATTAACCTTAGACATAATAACCTCCAGTGAAAATTATACGTTAGTGTAGTCATTAGGATACAGGTATAGACACCTGTACCCAGATGATGACACTAAACGTCTTCATAGATTGTATAGATGATGAACGGTAACCAGAAACAGATAAGACCGAACACCGAACACATGAGCGGATAAATCAGCGCAACACCATTGATGACCCCCATAAAGGCAACCATCATGCAACACAGACCAAACGTCATATACAGAAAGTATTCACCCGCGCTACACATTGCGAGTGACCCAGCGGCCGGATGAACCGTCACGCGATACTTTGAGATAGCCAACATTGTTAGTGAATGACCCAATCTCGCCATAGCGTGCAGTAGTACGCTTAACGTAAAGGTTAGACCATCCAATAGGATTACGAATTACTTTTGACATAGCTTTAGCCTCCTAAGCTTTCACCCTGACCATCATTGGCAGGTGTAGATACACCTAGAAGTTTAAGGGAGAACTATAGCGTATGGAGTCCAGGTGTACCTACAACTGTCAATGGTAGACAGAATGAGGCTGCAACCCCCCAGCCCGATACTACCATCATCAAGACCGGAACCGTCAGTGCCAGCGTTAGGACTAGGGTAAACTGAGGCGGTTGAGTCGTTACACCAAACCATTTAAGCACTTGCACCCCGACTGACAACGATATTGCCAACATCATTAAAGCTAGTCCTTGCTATGGGATAGCTTGCTAGTCGTATCAATAGACTAGTGATAACTAGGCTTGCGCCTGTTACCGAACCTT